TAAGAGGGAGAACCAATCCAGTCTTTCGACCAGGTCGCCCAAGAGCTAAGGGTATGGCCCCATTGACTTCACCACACACCGAGGGCTTGTTCCGTCTGGCGCGAGGCAAGTTGGATGGTGCTAGGCGAGGCTGGGGGCTACGGACTTGTACCGCCCCCACTACACCCCTAGCAATCCCAAACATCAAGTTCGGGAAAGGTACCAAGCATCGGCCACCGGATGAACGTCCCCTTCGGGGTAGTCAAAAGTGGGTCGGGGCTCCCAGGTCTCGGGCCCCTGGACATCCACAAATGACATCTCCCGAATCAGTCGGTCCTCCAGCTCCTTCTGCTCAGCACAACTGACACCGAACGCAGTTTCAAACGAAACTCTGGACTCCAAACTCACGTCCACCGTCCTCACCCGCTGGATGACGCTCCAATGACCAGCCAACCTGACAGCCTCCAAAAGGTGGCCCTCAAGGTAAAGTGTTGGGTCTCGGAAGTCCCGTACATCCGCCAAGAGTTCTACGGCCCGCTTATAGTAGGCTTGCAGCACAGGCAAGCCCACTGCCAGATATAACTCCCCCTGTGCAACCGCTTTCAGGACCCTAAGTCCGTGATAACGGTCAGCATAGTGCTTATAACCACTAAAAGCACAGCTCAACTGCTTGTGGAAGTCCCTAACCATGACATAGTGACTCCCGTTGAACACAGGTTGGCTTTGTCCGAAGACACAGCGCTCCAAGGTGGTCTCAGGCTTTTCGACTTCCATCTCCTGCGCAGAGACCCTCGAAACAAGGGTACTGAACTGCCGACGAAGCGGTTCAGATTCCCGTCCTTCCACGAAGAAAAGACAGTTATCTCCGTCAACGAGGAGGTCGTATTTGCAGGGGCGGGTGGCGGTGTAGATACCCATCACCGCCCTGCAAACTGCCAGCATGACCAAGGTATTCCCAAGGCCGGTGTTGTAATCACCACTGGCACGACAGCCTTCGCGGTAGAACTTGACGCCACATAGAG